GTTGCCGAACTTCTGGATTAAGGCAATACCTCTGGGAATGGCTCGTCCGTTATCCAACTGATAACAGGTAACCTCATATAATCAAGGTCTGCTGTTGGAACGTTATCTTTGAACCGTAATTCGATATAACTACGGTCTGACCTGTTACCGACATATAACACTGCCATATAATCACCGTCATCATTATAAAAAGGTAACATAAAAGGTGTATTTGTACGAAATCCTAACGGGATTCTGAAATCAGGCAGAATATTCATCCGTTTTGCGTGATTTTTACGAGTAAATTTAGGATTATTACTCCCGTAAAATGAGATTGTCCCCCACCGACCGTTAGTAAATGAACACTCGACCATATTGTTCACTCGTCTGAGGTATATATCACCTTCCTTAATATTTACAGATGTTTTGCTCATTCGTCTTTCGCCTGTATCGGCAGAGATAACAACCCATTTGTTGTTTTGTTTCTGCCACAAATAAGCCCCGACTCCAGCGCCATTTGTTGAGCTGTAAAAAGTACCATTTGGCTCATTACCTGTAATTTTGCCGCCTGTTGTTTCCGGTTTGTCTGGTCGTCCATTTCCAGTGATTATTGTTGAATCACTAGATTGACTACC